TAAATAGTGAAAGATATAAAAGAATTTAAATATAAAGTTCTTGAAAGATTAGATAAAAGACTTTCAAACGAAAATATAGTTTCTAAAGATTACGATAGAGTTAATTCTCTTATACGAGCACTCACTACAGTTTCATCTGAAGGTCTTTCATGTCTTGGTTCTATTGGTAGTTTATTAGAAGCATTAAGAAATAAAGAAGGCGAAGAGGCTTTTAAATCTTTAGAAAGAAATACTGAGTTCATAGAAAAACTACTTGATGTTCAAGAAGAAGCTTTTAAAGAATTCGTTTCTGAACTTAGAGGTGAGATCTTCTTATCCAAAAAACACATATCTACTAAAAAAATGATATAATGTTTTTGTTTCGCACAATCTGGGCCCACTCAGATTGTCTAGGGATCCCCCCTAAATATTACTGCCCCGTTTCCCCTAAAGAACGGGGTTTTTTATTTGAGATCTTCTGCTCTAATAACGCGCTTCTTTTCTGGAATTATTTGAGCTGTGTACAATGATGGTGTGCTTTCATCTTCTTCATCCAAGAACGAGAGAGACTCAAAAGTATAACGATCTATGGTATGACCAACTTTCATTGAAGGTAAGCCATTCTCATCAAGAGCATGAGCATGTACTTGATATTTACCTTCTCTTTGAAGATGTGAAGCTATGCCACGAGGGATGGTATAAACCTGTCCATCAACGAACTTCCAAATCTTTATAGGATCACCCTTGTATTTTCTATAAGGGAACTCAAGAACTTGTCCTGGTCTTTCTTTATAGACAAATCTTCCTGTTACAGGTTTTGCATCCTGTGCTTTTTGTACTTCTATATCTTTAGTTTTTTTCACCGTCGCCATAGCTACTCCTTACTAATAAAAAAGGGGGTGGTTTTTTCGCCACCCCCATACTACTTGCTTTTATACAAGTTGTTAAACGTTAACAAGTTATTAACGAGTTAATCGTTGCTCTTTGTTGCAGTCCAGTAAATGACGTTACCAACAACACCAGCAGGTGAGTTAGTACCAGCTGCAAGAACAACACCTGATGTTGCTACGTTATGAGTAGCTATATCAAGGTTAGCTTCAGCAGATGTAGTTGCTTTACCAGCAGGAACTACTTGAGCTGGAGTAAACGTATCGTCTGCAGTTAATGGCCATGCAAATGCTGTAAACGCAGTAGAATCGATATCAACAGTAATAGTATTTGTTGAGTTACCATCTGTTGCGTTAATAGCAATGATTTTACCTTCAAGACCATTAAGTTCGGTCATATCAAAGGCAGCAGGAACAACTAATTTAACCAATTGACCAACAACATAGTTGTGAGCTACGGTCATGGTAATTAAGGTCGTTGCACCAGTTGCTACTTTTGAGATAATACGTTCTGAAGGATAGAACATAGGAACGTATTTAATCTTGCGGAAGGAACCAGTTGTAGCAGCTACAATCTGAGCCATATGAGCAAGAGTAAAGCTCGTGTTCAATACCGTTGTACCGATTGTGAAATCAATACCACCAAGTTGTTGACCACCAACAATGTTAATCAAACGTACTACGTCGCCAGCAACTAAATCATCTGTATCTGTCAAAGATACAACAGGAATAGCAGCGTTAGAGATAGCAGTAATCGTTGTATTGAGAGTACCTACTGGATTATCAGCGCTGTTATAACGCGTAAATCCACCAGTTGCTACAACAGCAGGAGCAATAGCGTTAGTAACAGCAGTTTTAATATATTCAACTGCTGAACCTTGCGCCATGCCTTCTTGCCAGAAGAACTCTACACCCGTACCAGCACCAGCTGCTGTGGTTGTGGTGAGATTTAACGTTTCAATTTTATCGTAACCAGAAGGTAACGGTAAATAAGTAGTTGCACCTGTCGAAACAAATGAACCTGTTTTTACTACAGCCATTTTAATCTCCTTTTATGGTCGTAATGTTGCACGGAGACGAATGATCCAAGAGTCATTCAAAATGCACGACACGAAAGAAGTCTTCCATGCAAGAGTAGCATTTTGATGCATTGCACCACCAGCGATCGAAGGTGGAGTATAGAGCAATTGTGCGTTGAATCCGTCTTGATCAACGATACCAACAGCTTCCATACCAGTGCAGAAGATGTCGTAAACGTCATTACCAAGATTTGAAGATCCCGTGCTAATTGCACCAATTGAAGATAATTGGATTCTTAAGCCCGACAATTGGCCCCATTCCGATGAAGGAACGTTTGTTTGGCTTGGGTATTCAGATACATGCTTAAAGCCTGGAGTTGCTTCAAGGTCACCTGAAAGATCCGTGTGGGCGAGGGCCATGAAAGAATTTTGAATTGGTGCGGTACCAAATTTATTGGCGCCTTCAATTCCATCATTCATGTATTGAGCATCAGAACCCATCAACGTACGAACTACAGCAGAAGCATTACTAATGGTGATTTCTGTTGAAGGATCGCCAGAAGCACCGCCCGTACAGTTAATAAATGCTGCAGTTGTGAGCATCATATTACGTGTAAGAGAATCTTCTGTTTCACGAAGTTGAAGACCAAGAAGTTGAGTTGCATAGTTCAATGGCTTATCGTCATTTTGTAATACAACTTGTTCGTTAATCTTCATCCATGAACCGTAGAAATCAGGCTTAGCTTGTATATCTACAGCTGTAAGTGATGACGAAGGTGGTTCTTCTCCTGAATTTCCCAATGGTACTAATGCAGGGGCTAATTTTACTGGACGTCTAAACACAAGGGTATTACCACTGTGCATAGTAAGTCTTTCTCTCATTGCTGGGAGATTGTGAATAAGCTTTGGTGTCTCAATCGACAACATACGGGCAGCAAGTTTTCTTTGCTGTACACCGGTTAGCGAGCTCGTTGTTACTGTAGGCATCGCATATCCTTTTTTAAAAATGACAATACAAAAACGACGTGTTGTGTCGTAGCACACAACGTTCTTTTATTGAGGGTGCGACACCTCGTACAGCTTCTCTTTAACCTACAAGAGACTAGACATGCTAGAACAAAGGGAGGGAGCCGAAGTCCTCCTACAGGCTAATTAGATGTATAGCATCAAAGTAAAAGAAAACAAAATAGGCCCATGCTGTTATACATAGACCTATTATTGGGGAAAGAAAGGACTTCTATTTCACAGATCCATTAAACTTTATTGAGCCAAATGGATTCTTGTTCATCTCATAGTGATTGCCGTCTTTGAATCTTCCACCCCATCTATTATCTTTGTGGAGTGTTTCCCAGAAGTCTCCAAATCTTTTGTGATCTTCTGATTTATCAAGAAAATCACCAGCAGGAGAAAACAAATTGAGATCAATCGCCATCCTACTTGTGTGTAAAGAATTGGCAACACCTTTACCTTGCTCTGCGTATAATTTCGCTTGCTCATGAGTCCTAAATGCTTCACCTAGGGTAACTTTATAACCACTCTCAAAAATATGCTGTATTAGTTTTGCTACATTCAAAGCAAATACAGCCTGTCTTTCTGCAAGATCTGCCATTATCTTCCTAAGATAGCTGCAAGTTCACGACGTGCTTGTTCTTTATCTGCCTTTGTTAAACCATTTGAATAAGAATTAACTTTATCCAATGGAGATTCACCACGTTGCGGCGATAATGAAGAAGAGTTGCGAGGCTTAAGATTATTTTGCTGCAAACGAACTTGGCTTTCTACTACTGAGTTGTCTTGCTGGATATTCATGCGTTTTATCATCTTATACGCAGCAACTGACTTACTGTAAAGATCATTATTAGCCATTACCGTAGCATATAACTCTGGTTCATCTTCTTTCAAACGTTCAAGATTATCAGCATTAATAACTTTATCGATATCAGGATAGCTTGAACGTAGTTGTGCTTCAGCAGAAACAGCGGCCATTTGTTGCTCATAACGAGATATACGATCTGCTGATTCTTTTTCAAGCTTCTGTATCTTTCTATTCAGCTTAATAAGATGTTTACCTTCAGCGACTTCGTCAGGGTTTATATTGACGTTATAGTCTTCTTCAGGTTCAACTGGCGTCTGTTTACGTTCCAGTGCTTCAAGTCTTCTTAAAAGAGCTTCTTCGCGACGTTCTGCTTCTTCCTTAGTCTTACGTAAGCGATAGCGCGCTTCGTCTAACTCAGTTGGTTTTTGTGCTTGTTTTTGTACAAGTCCTTGCTCTTGTTGTTCTGCGTTTTCATTTGCTGAATCT